AAATACACATCGGCGAAATTTGCCGCCGCGTAGGTGTATGCGTCATTTGTTGGGTTGGTAGCGTCCGGGTTTATGTTGAAAAAGTTGGAAACCAATATATCAAAATCACATCCCGCATCTGTCAAAACCGTCTCTAATATTGTTTCCAAACGCCTTGCGCCTGAAACGGGGGCCGCGTTTGTGATCTGAGCCTCCCATGTGATTGATGAGTTAGCCCCGGTTGTTTTGGTCACAAAACCGACGTTTATGGGCCTTACCCATGTTGTTCCTGAAATATTTATCCACCCGTCTCCAAATGGTGCGCCTACGCTGGTTATCGTTTCCCGCGCCCATGTGGTGTTGGCCTCGAATATGCCGCCAATAAAGCCCTGATTGTGGGCGATTGGTCGCCATGCAAGCGAAGCGTCAGGGTCTGCGCTTTGGGTGTAGCCTGTCCCCCAACAGTGTTTAGAGTACCAAACGATTGTAAGCGAACCCGGCGGGGTAACAGTTTCATCTGTGCAGGTAATTGTTTCAATTGTGCCTAAAAATGTCTTTATCGTTACCCGTGGAGCAAGGTCTAACCAATTGGCTCTGTCCGCGAACGCCTTGTTTGCGCACTCATACACATCGTTTGGCTTGATCTCAAACGACACTTCGCACCTGCTGGCATTGTATTCCCCATTAAAAATTGGTACAACGCCCTCATGCCATGTCACCCATTCCCCACCGCAATAGTTTTCAATCAGTAGTGTTACTTCTGTGCAGTCGCCCGTGTCGTATATGTCACGAAAATAGGTGTAGTCTGCGCCTTTGAAAAGCAATTTAGTAGACAACTTCACCCGGTAACTACGGGTATTCCCCTCCCTTTCCCATCGGCGTTTCAGCCCGCTATTGAGCGGGGTAACGGTTGTCGCGCCCGATATGCCGTCATCGGCTGTGAAACGGAAAGTGTCGAGAAGGAATGGCATTATCTACTAATTTGTTTTTACCTGGCCCACGTTTTCGCCAGATGACAAACACGCTTTTATGTCTTTCAAAATGCGCTCCGCCTCACCCATTGTTTGGCACTCAATTTCGGTTTTGTTTTCGGTGTATGTTATTACAACCATAACGTCCTCAGCAGGGCGGTCGCCTTTTTGCGTGTAATCAATTGAGACCGTTACACCCTTTGAAAAGTCAACCAAAAAATCTTTGTCAAATAAAATCCACATATTATTTCTGTTTTGCTTTTAGTGTTTGAGCCATAACGGCTTCCTCATGAGTTAGAAAGAATCCGATATGCTCACCCTTTGACTTAACCCGCCACTTACCAGCCCCTTTATCAAATGATATTCCAACGTGCTTAACAGAATAAGAACCATTTGCCATGTGCGCCTCCGTTCTTAATCTGGTTTTTTCAGCCTTCATAGCCCTCGACGAAATATATTGGGTTAATGGAAATAATGGATCAACATCGTTAAGCAACTCAAAACCCTCGCCATTGTCGGCAGCAGACTTATTGTAGTGCCTGGCAGCCTCAACAGGACAATCAAAAGACCCAATATTGACAATCTTCCCGCCAATACCATAGTATGCCCTATATGTCCCACTTCTTTTGTCCAAACTTACCCCCTTGTACCCCGTTGTGCTACTTACTCTAACCCTTTGATTCCTACAGTTTTGTGAACACGTTGCAATCCTTAAATTTTCTCTTTGGTTGTCAAGTCCGTTGTGAAAAACGTGGTCAACACGAAGACGTGGGTCGGTCACGCCAAGTATAAAACGATGCATATGTTCTGTAACCAGTCGCCCATCTCCGCCACGAATACCGCGCCTCGCGTAAACCGAATATTTTCCAACATAAGCACACCACTTAAACTGATTCACTCTTTCAAAGTCCTCATCTGAGACCATTGCACTGTACCCTTTGCTCAAAGGAATTAATTTCATCTTTACTTAAAAACTTGCCGTGCCAATACCTCAAACGAGCGAGGCTTGAAGACTGGACACGGCTAATAATCTTTTCCCGTCCTCGCTCGACGGGTTTAATGAACAGTATAAAGATAAACACTTTTAACCTTATTTTGGACGCAATTTTTGGGCTAATTCATCGCTAATCCATGACCAATGATGCCGACAATTATAACCATTAGCATCTACAAAAGGGTCATAATTAAACTTCGGCTTCCCCGCAAATTCAATGTCCTTAAACGCCTCTATTTCTTCTCTGCTGAAAACCTTGTTGACGTCTTTTATGCACTTGGGTCGGCTGTCTTCCTCCAACGTCCCTGAAAATATGGCGTAATTCAATCCAAGTTCATCGGCATATAAAAGGTTAGTATAGCGATCTAAGCGCATATATAAATCGAAACTGTTTGTCCGCCAATGCTTTTCTAGCATCCCTTGCCCCGGAGAACCCACAAAAACCGCTTTAAAGGTTTTTTGAAACTCTTTTAGCGGCATTTTTTGCAGTATGGCTTGGTTCATAAGCCGCGCTACTCTTTGCGCAATCGCCTGGTTATTAAACAGGCTTTCAAAATACCCGCCAGGTATCAACTCTTTGCCATCGTAGCCCCACCTTTGCAGCGTAAGCCGTCGCGCCTTATCGGTCACACTTTCAGCCACATCCTCAAACGATTCAAAGTAGTGCTGATTCGCACCGAATATCCGCCCAGCCCATTCCAGCACTTTGCCGAGCATCGTGCCTTTGTACTCGTTTTGAAACGTCCCAAACGCCCGGTAAATACCCGCTACCTTGCCCAAATTCTTGCTACTGTAAACTATCCTGCCGTCCTCGGTTTCAATGTTACCTATCACCCATTCAATCAGTGCTGTGTAGCCAATTGCCTGCAAAATCCTGACTTGCGCCCGCGTTGCCGCCTCTGCTTTTTCGGCTGCTTCCTCCCGCTTCTTAATCAGTTCATTGAGCGTCGGCATTCGCTGGCTCGTTGTCCGGCACATTGCCCGGCTCGTTAAAATTTGGCGCGTCGCTATTCGTGTCAATCTCCACTATCCGCCCAGCAAACTCTGCCACCTTCTTGTCTACAATACCCTTTTGAATGTCGTATGATTTCAGGTAAAAGTTTTCGTCCTGGGTTTCTATCTCAGCAAAAATGTGAATGAAGTAAGCCCACAAAACACGCATTGGGTCGGTAGGCGCAAGGTTAGAAATGATGAGCGCGGTTTCTTCCGGGCTTTTGTCATCAAAGGGTTTGTGCGCGTAGCGGGCTTCGATCTTTTTGATAAAGACCGGGTTCCCCTCAAACTGCTTTAATAGCACCCGCCTACGCTGTGCGGTGGTAGCCTCAAATCCAAGCCCTGACTTATTTATCAGGTCAAAAACGGAAACGATTTGCATAAGGCTCTCAACCTGCAAATCGTCGGGCATTGCCCTGTCTACTTCCAAACTAAAGCCACGGTACTGCGCACCAACGCGATAGAACAACTCAAAAACCCGGCACTCGTGCGAACCAAACGGAGCAAGCACATCGGCCACGCCTTCGCCAATCTCGTTTACCTCTGTGGCTGTCTTTACTTTGGTGAAATTTGGTCGCTGGAATGTCCCGGCTCCAAATATGGTCGAAGTGATCTTTGCCTCTGTTGTCTCTATACGCTCAACCAACCACGCCAAAAGCGCGGTGTCAACGGGTTGCGTATAGGACAGTTTTGATAACTCGATAAGGTCGGCGGATGTCGCGCCGTCTGGCAAAATCAATTCAATCTTTGCCTGTTCTGTGGTGAACCCCGCCATTCGGCCTGTGCCGTGGCATGAGGTGCATTCGTGTTCGCGGTCGTGTATACCGTGGAAGTAACCGCCCTCGCATTCCCCCATTTCAGGGTGGCGAAACTTGCAAGCCTTGGTGTAAACAGTTTCTTTTGGGTAGGCGTGAATTGCCAGCAGTACGTCAAGCGTGGATTTGTACCGAATTAAGTCTTTAAAATCGTTTTGCGCGGGGTCAAACCACGGCACAAAAGATTGCTGGTCTGTGGTTTCGTCTGGATAAACACCTGCGCAAATGGCAGGAACTTCGGTTGTGCCGTTCTGATTTGCCAGAACATAAAACTGCCTGGGCTTTTGTGTGGATTTGTTGGCATGGCTTTCTGCTTTCCCGCCGGGCAGGGCCGGGTTTACTATCGCACCCTCACCCATGTAAACAGGGATGTCTACTGTTGTCTCCCCGCCTTCAATCACGGTCTTTGCGCCAACCTCTCGCGCTCTGATAAACATACCCGGCGCGTATAGGTAGTAGTCCTCCAGAACCTTGTCGCTGTATGTGTTCTTTTCGCGCACCCGCTCTATGCGAACGGTTCTAAATATCACCCACTCAAGTTCGCCGTATGTCCTTTGGAAATTCAGTACATTTTCACTGGAAAAAATGACGGGGTAAATCTTCGTCTTGATAATGCCGCCCTCAACGTTTCGCGTGTCGTGACGTTCCGCCAAAATCCATGCGTTCGGATCGGTAACGCCTAAGTATTCAAGCGTTTCATTTATCCATTGCGCAATGGATTTGCCAGGCTGGAAGTTGTGATAATCCCTTTCGAGTTCGGCGAGTGGTTTTGGGGTTTCGCACTTAATATCAATGCGCACACCCTCAACGCGCGGAAGTTTGCGAAACAGTTTTCGCGGCCCGGCAAGTGCCGATTTTGTAGGGGAATTGTGAAGGCGGACGCGCTGGTCTTTTAAAACCTCTTCCTCAAAGCGACGGTATCTTGTCACCTCGCTTTCCCACCCTAAAGAAGTGCTAATCATTTTTGCATCCATGCGTACCTGCAAGCACCTGTCATAGTTGGGGTGGCGCAACTGCATGGAAATATTCTCAATCAGCAATTCCGTTAATTCCTGTGCGGTCATAATTAGCGAATTTTCGCAAAAGTTGTACAAAGATAACTCCTTGCCAACAATAGTTTGCAAAAACTTTGCCTAATTATGCGAAAAGACAACTTTTTCAGGCGAAGCGAACGCTCGGCTTTGTATTCAACTCGCTAATAATCATCCCGGTCAGGCAGTCCACCCGGTCATCATGTGCGGCATTAGGGAACGCGGCGCACTCTGCAAGGAAGTGTTCTACCCATGCCATGCCCTTAGGCAGAAAAACGCGCCCGCCCTCTATTGTACCCTCGCAACTATGCGCCCGCGCCACTTTATCACCCTTTGGCGGGCTGCCCTCTTTCACATTTAGGCCCGTTTCTTTTTTCAAAACTTGAACCAGTGTGATCCCTGTGGCCTTTGGCTCAACTCGAAGGATTGATGATGGATTATAACCATTGCGAGCGGCAAAGGCTTTTGCAAAGGCGATTTGTCCGCTAAAATCCATCCACTCAGAAACGCATTCAAGAATGTAGAAATTCGGCCCCTCTTTGACGTATGCAATTGCCGCCGTCGGGTCGTTCTTTTCTTTGTCAGTGTAGGCCGTGTCAAAATAGAAATTCACCCGCTTGCCTTCGATTTTGTATTCACGCGGCTCGTAATACCCAAACCATTGCCGCTTGATAATACTTCCTTCATCCGGAGCGGGTCTTTGCTGATAAAGAGCGTTCCATGCCCGGCTGCCGTTCTCAGATTGCTTTTCAAGCAGCCACTCCCTTGAATACCACGACGGCCAAAGGGCTTCGCCAATAGCCCTATTTTCTTCCGGTTTTTCGCAAATCGCTGGCAGGTTTATTACCTCCGTTCCATGCTTTTTTCTTTCAAGGATTCTCCCGGTTAAATCATCTTCGTGCCATCTTGTTTGACAAACAACCTCCACCGCGCCGCGCTCAAATCGCGTTGTAAACGTCGTTGTGTACCACTCCCACGCCTTTTCGCGGTATGTTGTACTATCCGCTTCCTCAGCGTTCTTTACCGGGTCGTCAATTATCCCGATTGTTGCGCCTACGCCCGTAATACCACCACCTACGCCCGCCGCTACATAATGCCCGCCGCCCACCACATCAAACCTTTCGTTTGTGCGGATTGCGCCCGGCTCCGTGTCCTTGGCAAAAGTTGTTGCAGGGAAAAGTGTGGTGAAGGCATCGCCTGAAAGGATGCGCTGACACTCGCGGTTCATGCGGCTGGCAAGTCCAAGCGCGTAGGATGCGACAATGATATGCTCCGATGAATTGCGGGCGAAACACCACGCCGGGAACAGGACAGAAACTAATTCCGATTTTCCGTGACGAGGTGGCACCATTACAATCAACCTTTGATACTGTCTTTCCGCAAGTCTTTGGAGCGCGTCAATTATTTGAAGGTGATGCCAGTTAAATTCGTATTTGGGGGCAACAAACTCAATGAACTGCCTGAATGATTTTTTGGCAATAGCAGCGTCAAGTTGTCGCTCAAAATCAATGTCTATTTCAGATATTTCAAGACCCATCCTGTGTTGCTGTTACCTTTTTGACCATCGCCTTTAACTCCATTAAGTCCTCTAGGCTTGCATTCTCAAACTTTAGCGATTCGCCAGGCGCGTTTGAAAGCTGGGTTTTGTCGGGCACTTTACCCTCTGTCCTATCCATCACTTCCTTAATTGCCACAACGTTGCCCTTGTTCGCCACTGCTAAAAGCCTACGCGCTACGGCCTTGCCTGTTACGAGTTTGATGCGAACGGTGACTTTTTCGCCTGTTGGCTTCTTTGTTTCTGGGTCGTAAATCTCCGCGTCCTCAACTATCATGTAGCCATCGCTTTCTATTTCCTCTTTCAAGAAGCCGGAAATGGTGTTGGGGGTCTTGCGGTTTTCGGGCTGTCTTTCTGATGAAAACTGCGTTTTTATGCCGTCTTTATGGATGTCTTTCCTTGCCAAAATAACCGTATTTTAACCGTATTTCATCCAAAGGTATGCCAATTAGGTTAAATCCGCCAACGTGTACTCTTTTCCGCTCAAAAAATTGATAGCGTCCAGGGTTCGGAACACCAAGTGGAAGCCGGGTTGAAAGCGGCCATTGAGCATTTGCCCGACCGTGGCGGGACGTATTTCGAGGTGTGCGGCTATGTCCGTCATACTCACTCCGTTGGATTCTGCAAGCCCCCGCAACTTTGCGAGGGCTTGGATTGATTGCTCTTTGTGTTTCATATCACGCCTTCGTCTGCAAATGAATAATACCCGCGTTCGCTGATAATCAGGTGGTCTAAAAGTGGTAGGTCAATGATTTTTCCAGCCTCTTTCATTTTCTTGGTCAGATCCACGTCCGCATCGCTGGGCTTTAGGTTTCCTGACGGGTGATTGTGAACTGCGATGAACGCGCTTGCTTTGTTCTCGATCACCATCTTAAACATTACTTTCAGGTCTGCTACCGTTCCGGCTGTTCCGCCGATGCTCAAACGCTCTTTGCCCAACACTTCACACGCTTTGCTTAGGTAGATAACCCAAAACTCCTCAACGGGCAAGTCCTTCAAAGCCGCTCCGATCACGTTGTAAATGTCACGGCTGCTCCCTATTCTGATTCTATCCCGTAGGTCGCTCATATCCCTGCGCCTTCCTAATTCAATCGCTGCTATTAAGCGGGCTGATTCTTGCTTAGTCAATCCCAGCCGCTTCAAATCTTCCAAAGATAGCCGCCCGATTTGTTGGAGTGTAGTAACGCCAAGGATTTTGCGAGCCTTCTCGTTTGCCTTTTCAGCGTCGCCTGAAATCAGTAAGGAAATCAGTTCAACGTCTGCGAGGTAGTTTGTTCCTTTTTGAATCTTGTACTGTGGGGTTTCTTCTAATAAGAGTGCCATGTGTGCTTGTGCCGAGAATCGTTGCCGCCGTGTTTAGTTAACTTGATGGGTCAAAAATAAGGGAATTAACTTACATTATTAGTTTTTTGTGGTTTATTTTTTAATAAAAGACAAAAACTCACTTCGGCAATTTAGGTCGTCCCGAAACGCCCCGACCATCTTGCTCGTGGTTGTCCATGTGTCGTGCTTCTTCACCCCGCGCATACACATACAAAGATGCTGGGCGGTCAATACAACGGCAACCCCCCTTGCTCCAAGTTCTGACATTAACCTATCTGCCACCTGCGCCGTAATCCTTTCCTGGTTTTGAAACCTTCTGGCGTAAAGGTCGAGCGTTCGCGCAATCTTACTAAGCCCTACTATTTTCCCGTCTGGAATGTACGCGATATGCCCAACGCCAAAGAACGGGGCGAGGTGATGCTCACAAAGGGAATAAAAAGGGATGTTTGTTTGCACTATCATTTCATCCAAACCCTCGGAATCGAAAACCGTGAAATTGAAGTCTTGCGGGGCAAGAAACTCGGTCAAAAACTTGATATATCTTTTTGGGGTATCTCTAAGCCCCTCCCTTTCCGGGTTATCAAATTGGGACAAAATTAACTTTACCGCGTTTTCTGCATCGCTCAAAGTATGCTCCATATCTTGTGTTGCTGTACGCTCATTTTCCATTTCGGATTTTGAAGGCATAGGTTTATACAGTGCTTTAGATTAGTGGTATTTATGTCAAAACCGTCACTGTGCGGGCTTATCCAATAGTGTGTGGCTGTTATCGCTGGCTCTGGAACAGATTGCCCCTCGTGCCTCACATATCGCAGTTCCGTAACCCCATTCGGAAAATTCTTTTTAACGACGTGTTCAGCCACTTTTGGGGATACGCAAATAAAATCAAACCCATCCGGCGCGGGGTGTAGCCCAGACGTTTCAAGTGCCTGAAAATATGTATGATCTTTAAAAAAGGAAAGGTGCTCGGCGGTCAACTGGTCTAGCGGCTCGCCGCCCGTCCATGTGATTTCTTTACAGTCGGCGTTTTTGTTTTGTAGCCACGCCAAAATTTCGCCCACGCTCATTTCTTTGCCGCTCTCGAACTCTGTATCACACCTTATCCCCATCGCGTAGCACGCGGCTTTCGCTTTGCATCCTTGCAACCTGACAAAGAATGTTGGGGTTCCGGCCCTTGCCCCTTCGCCCTGCAATGAGTAGAATATTTCAGAGACTTTTAATAAAAGACTATAATTCATAAATAGCGGCGCATTTGCGGGTTTCCTCAACCCGGCATTTGGTTAACTTACAATTCAACCCTTCGAGCAGCGACGGAGCTACCACATCAACCATGTACTTTGCGATATTTTCAGCCGTTGGGTTGAATGGAACTGGTACTACTCCGTTCGGGTCAATGATTTTGAGCGTTTCGTAGATTGGGTCATTGCCCCACACCAAAAACTTATGATCGAAGTTTTGCTCCAACCATTCGCAAAGCGTTAATTTTATCACCGAGAAGTCAAGCACCCGGCCAATGCTGTCGAGGCCTTTGTCTGGCTCTAAAAAGAAAGTGAAACGGTAATTGTGGCCGTGAAGGTGGGCGCACTTATTTTCGTGTCCATAAACCCGATGCCCGCAACAAATATCGTGGTAACGTTCTGCTGTTATTTTGCTCATAACCACCCGTTTTGTTTAGCGTCAAAATAACCCTTTGCCCTGAGTTCGCTGGCCGGGTTGTCTAAATTCCCCATGCCCCACTCATTTTTCTGGGTTGCCCCATTGTAGTCTGTCATTGAATGCTCAACCACGATTTCTAGGCAGTCCATGTCTTTTGCCATTTTCCACGTCTCTGCTTTTGTGAGGTACATGAGCGGGGTGTGTATCCGAAAATCTGCGTCCATCGCCAGCGTAAGCGCGGACTGTTGCGCATCAACAAAACGACGGCGGCAATCTGGATACCCGGAGAAATCGGTTTGACAAGTCCCGGTCACGATGTCGAAAATCCCCTGTCCAAATGAGTATGCCCCGGCAATGGTCAGAAACAGTGCATTGCGCCCCGCCGTAAAAGAGTTTGGAAGTGTTGGGGCGTTGTCGTGGGCCGTGTTATGGTCTTTAGTGTGGTCGGTAAGTGATGAGCCAGAGAGCAGCCCCTTAACATCAAACACAATGTACCCAACCCCGGCAATTTCGGCAATCTTCACCGCTTGTTCAAGTTCTATTTTGTGCTTTTGCCCATAATCGAACCCAATGGCGCAAACTTCGGCGAAATTTGCTTTTGCCCAAAACAGGCAGGTGGTAGAATCCTGCCCGCCGGATAGCAACACAACTGCTTTTGATGTATCAGAGATTTCTTTCTGCATATTTTTGAAATTTAACCCATTCTCTAAAGTTGTTCAGTGCGACTTCCCGGCTCATTAACCGTGTACCGGGTGGCTTTGGGATGTCAACAATAGTCCTGCCATTGAACTTGAACACGCTGCCTTTTCTGTTCCCGTAAAGCCAAGATGTGGAATCCACCGAATCGAATTTATACTTTTCAAGCCCCTTTAAGTTCGTGTATCCAAGCCCGTGAACTTTTGCCCCATTCTCTTTTGCTATGCCGATAAGGTTTGCAAAAATCGGGTGTTCGTTTAGTTTTATCTCCCGCGTTACTATGCCACCGATAGCAATGTACTTGTAATCTTTCGCCATACCCCTCCAATAGTCCAAGCCTCGCGCCTTGTGCCAGACTGGTATTGGTTGCCGCCCCGTCAGCCGCTCTATTTTAGACCGTAACCGCTCAACCTCTTTTAATCCGACTACGGTATCAATGTCAAGTTCAAAAAATTTTTCTACCTTATATTTGTTGATAAAACCACAATACCGCTCCACATACCCGTCCCAATTTACTCCGGTCTGATTTTTTTTGTCTGACATAAATGTGAATGCGCCAGAATCAAGAAGAAAGTCCCAATACCCTTTTTGAATGTATGGAAACATCCACTCTTGTTTTTCTAAATAAAAAAAAGACTCAAGTATGGAGATTTGGTTTTCCTGAAACAGCCGCTCCTTTCGGTATCCATCATTGCCAGCAAGGTGTAATTTCATTTCATCAAAAACATAGAGCCTTGAAGAAGTCCCGGCAAGAAAAGTATTCATAACACTTTCGGGTTTATTGCCTTTCCAAATATAGGAAACATTGCCAGACCCCCCCCGGCAAGATAAATTTTCATGCCTGTAAATCAAGAAGTTGCCAGACGGCTTGCTCTGGTGTTTTCGCCACTTTCAAAAGGGCTTCTTTTACTGCTCGAAAATCGTCCTCTGTGTATTCCAAAACAATCTTCATTTTCCCGTCCGCTGACACCCCGGCATCATTATCGAAAAACGCTTGCATCTCATCTTCGGATAATCCTTGCCCCCCAAACACCCAATCTGGCACACCCATCTCTTCCAACTCCTCAACCTCAAAATCCCAATTTGCCAACGCATCCGAGTCCCATCCCTCCCGATGCGTATTATCCAAAATAGCCCTGCGCTCCATTACCTTTTGCGGTACGTCGTTTTCTACGTTGCAAGGCACTTGCTTCCATCCCAATCGGTCATGTGCCGCGTGTGCGCGAAGGTCGCCAGCGTAGACCCTGTACTCTCCATTGGTTAAATTTACCAGCGTCGGGCGGTTTTCGTAAAACGTGGGGTCTGATTTGATGTCCGCCGCCATTGTTTCCAGCCCTTTGGCGGTTCTGGTTCGCGGGTTGTTTTCAAGAAAAACCAGTTTGTCGAAATCAATGTACTCGAATTTTATTGTGGGCTTTTTGCTCATAATCTTGTCAAATTATACTTCACCCCACCCACCCACGCCAAAACGCAAGTCGTGTCAGTCGGGAATGTAACAACGGCCTGGTGAACCCCGCCCCCGATGCTATCAATTTCTGCGAGGTCATACATCGTCAAAACGTCTCCGTCTATGGTGTATGCCCCCGCGTACATTTGTACGGGCTGAGCGGGCAATATCGCGTAGGAAATATACTGCCCATGCCCGTCGAAACTGTAAGTGGTGACGGCTTGTGCTGGTGTCCAGTGCCGTAT